TTCTGCACCTATCGGCACTGATTTTGTGCCATCAAATGCATAAAACCCATCCTCATTTAGAAAAAATACTGTATTTCCAATGTGTGATACTGAACCAGAAAACGTACAACCTCTGGCTGTCTCAACCTTATCAATCTGGTAAATTAAAGGGGTACCTACATAGGATGCTCTTACAATTGCCTTTTCCATAAGTATGGTTGCATACTCACCACCAACTAAACCAGTTATTGCTCCTGCATCTGGAATATCTTGAAAGTCTGCCTGATCTGTACCCACAGTCCATTGAGTTGCATTGTTTATACCAGACCATCTAACTCTAAATGGTATCCTACCTGCACCCTCATCTATATTGGCAGTCCAGACCTGATCCCTTACCACTGCAATAAATTCTGCTTTTGGCGGTGATCCTCCTAAGTCTGCAAAGGCACTATCTGTACCCAGAGTAAATTCTTGTAGTGTTTCACCAACACCACCTGCAACAATTACACTTGTACCAAATTGTAAAAATTTCCATCTTTCATCGGTGCTTAATGAATAACCGCCACCCTTACTAATGTCATCTAAGTTAGAATTACTTGAATTAAATTCATATAGTTTGCTTGTATCTCCTGCAAAAACTTTTACATTTCCAGAATTATCTTTTGCAGAAAATATATTTTTTAAAATATTTGTGGCCTGATTACTGACATTTCCCAATGAACTTAATGACCTATAACCCTCAAATGCAGGGATTACATTTGTTGCTACTGTAACACCTTTATTTTCTAAATCTGGCTGATCTGGTAGCCATTCTCCAAACTTAATCATTGTATTCTAAAACTTTCCTGACCAGTGGATTGGATAGTCCAAACTTCTGTGCCATCTGTTATGTTTGACCAAGTCTCTGATCCCTTGGCTATATTTGTCCAATCTTCACCAATAATTTTTGCTGATACGTTTGTACTTGCTGACACTGAAGAACTAGCAGAAACATTAACTTCATAATTAGGAGTAGATGTTACACTTGCCTCAGTAGAAATACTTGCACTGGCTACCGCAACTCTAATTGCAGTTGCAGATATTGATGCACTCGTTGCAACACTCGCAGTCGGCAATTGTATTCTTATTGCTGATCCTGAGACAGAGGCACTGGTGCTTATATTTCCAACAATTGTTACTTCATAATTAGCTGTAGCTGATACAGATCCTACTGAGGCAGTCGTTGCCCCCATTGTTCTAATTCTAGTAAACGCAGAAACTACTGAAGAAGTTGTTGCAATACCTGCTGACGCATTTCTTATTTTTATAGCACTAGCACTTGTGCTTGCACTGGTTGAAATTGATCCTGCAATCTCAATAGAAAATTGTATCTCAGCACTTACAGTCGCAGTTGTCGAAATACTTGCCGAACCCTGCAAAACAGCAAGACTTGATAGGCTGTCCATATTGCCTAATGCATCAAGACTGTCTATATTTCCCCAACCATCTAATTGATCTAAAGTTGGGTTAGACCACTCAATTTTAAGCAAGTCAGAATTATTATCAAAACTTCCTGAAATGCTATCTAAAGTTTGCGTAATCTGATCTAGATTTGGAGTACCTAAAGCCATAATAAAGCCTTAAATTATGTAGCAGAAATTGTTAATGAACCACTTGCTACTTTTAAAACATCTCCACTTGCTATTGCTTTTGATGCAGAAAATGCACCATGAAATAATAAATTTCCTGAACTACTGGCATCGTAAATCCCAAAATGAGAAACTGTACCCCATGAGCCAGTCGCACTATTAAACTCTACTGATGCGTTACTAGCTATAGATCCACTGGATGCTGATGCAAATGTAATTGCTTTTCTGGTGTAGTTATTTCCTGATAATTCTGTTCCGCCATTATCGTCTCCAAGACTTCCAGTAGATAGTCCTAAATAGACTGCGGAAGGTGCAGACGTAGAGGCTGTTCCTGTAAAATGATCTAGAAATTTTAATTCTAGATAATCACTCATTGCTGACATAATTTAACTCCTAACTTGCTGATGATGATTGCCTTGCATAGACTGAACTTATATGGAGTGACCCTGTACCATAATGACTTCTTTGTTCGTCTTTTCTTATTTCCTCTATTGACCTAGTAAACTTGGCATCATAGGTAGAGGCTCTGGCCTCATCCATTAAATATGTATAGGCCTCAACAAGACTGCCAGAAAGATATGCATCTGGATGCCTTGTTAATAATTGATTTGATGTATTGCTATCTGATAATGCTGACAAACTACCAATATAAATAATTTCTGCGGTATAAGCACTATCTGGTATTGGCCTGAGTTTCATTTCAGCACCAATTATTGAATATGATGAAGGCTTACTATTACCACTAGATGGAAAGTCTTTGTCTAACTGAATTGGACTTTTATATTCCAAAACTGTCACTGGTGAGGTGTTGAGTTTGACTTCCCTGACTTCCCTTAAATCTGTCGGCAAAGCGATATATTCATCACCAACAGTCAAAGTCGCATTAGCCCTTTTTTCCTGATCCCTTGTTTCCAACTCCCTTGACAACCTAGCCTCGGCTAATTGAATAAAGTTTGGTATCTGGTCTGTAAGATCACTTCTTGCCATAAAATTGGCAATGGCTGTTTTTAATTCTGCATAGGTTGAAATACTCATACATTACCACCGCTTGTTCTGAAATATCTATTGTCAATATCGTTTAACCATGCCTTCCACTTTTTCTGTGATTCAGGGTTATTGTGCGGATCACCAAACTTTTTCATTAAGTCCATGTAAACAAGTGTTGGTATTTCAGCTACACCCTGCCAGTGTTTCTGCGTATTGCCGATTAAACTGCCTTTTCTATATTCGTTTTGCTTTGCTTTATTGATATCCAAAACCTCTTGAATATGTTGCTTTTCCTCAATGGTAAAACCACCATCTTGATTATCATGCATCCATATTTCTTTTTGGCTGTATGGATTTTTTTCAATTAATCTTTTCATAAAAAACCTTTGTTAGGGAGGCCGAAACCTCCCTATATAGTTGTGATATTAAGCCCCACTTAGACCAATAACAGAGGCATGTGCCTTTGGTGCTGTTGGCATATATGTCCACTCATATACAATCTGGTGCTTTACAGCATCACCTGTTCTGGCTAACTCGCTTTCAACAAAGTTTCTACCATCTAGGTTTCCGATCATTAAGTGATCTGGATCAATGATATGAACCATGTTGTTTGACATGAACCTACTCATGGAGATCGATAATTGGCCAAAATCATTAAGCATAACACTGACACTGCCAATAAATGATGGAGCAGAGTTTTGTGTGGTGTTTACCTGATTTGTGACCAAGTTTGTACCTGCCTGAGATAAGGCTGAAATATTCGCCTTGTTGGTCGCATCACATAGGAGCATACGAGGGTTACCCCCATCGACCCAAGCCTGTTGTGTTGCATTATCAATCTTGGCTAATGTAAGCGATGCCTCAGTTCCAGTTAAGTCAGCAACGTCACTTCCGTCACCAGTTCCAAATGAAATGTCACTAGGTGTAGCATCTCCATTTGTTACAAATGTAATGAATGTAGCTGATTTTCTTGGATCACTGTTTGACTTTGCCACATTAAGATCAGATACAATTTTTTCTACATCTCGTCTTAATTCAAGTCCTTTTAAGACTTTCTGGTAGGCCACCTCTTTATCTCGACCTGCCTTGTCTACGGCCTCGAGGGTTCCAGAGATATTGAAATCTTTGACTGATATTTGAGTATTATTCGTAAGTCTGGTCGTAGCGGTAGGTGTGGCAAAACTGGCATCTGCACCCTCGTTTACAGAATTTTGACCTGCACTTGCTAACTCTTGAACCTGCCATTCAGTTAATGTTGAATTGACAGTTGTTTTTTTCGCTGTTGAGAAAAAAGGTGTTTCAGTTGTATCTAGACGATAGATAACATCACTTAGATCTTCCTTTATTCCTACAGCATTAGTGGTTGTAAATTGAGCCATTTTAAATTACTCCTTTAGGCTATTTTTTGTTTAAAAGATATTCAACAGCATTATCAATACTACTGTTGTTAAGAAATTTATCCTTAACCGCTTTATTCTGGCCTGAGATAATTTCCGACTTTGTTCTTGGAGTTCCTGCTTTCACCATTTTTGGTGCCTGTTTAACCTTCTTGACTAAGTTAGGTTTTTTCTTCATGAGATTGTCGTACTTCATTGCCTTCCTTAATGTTACAATTGCCCTATGATCAACAGCATTCGCTATTTCATCATCTGAGTAACCAATGACAGATTTAGCATAATCAACGACTTCTTTTCTCTCATTATTCATGACCTTATCACTTTTCCATTCTGGAATTTTTGACAACATATTATCAAATTCATTTTTCATATGCTGTTGAAACTTGATTACGTTTTCTTCGCTTTCTCGTTTCGTGATCTGGTCGATCTCTGCTTGAACTTTTTTCCTCTGATCCTGCCTGATAGACCAATCAGTATAGATTGCATTAAATTCTTCTTGAGATCTTGTTCTACGCAGTTCATCCCAATTAGGCTCTTGGACTTGAATTTGTTTTTCAATCTCCATTAAGCCCTGTTTAAACTTGTCTTGCAGTTGTTTCGTTTCAGACTTTTCTGACTCAAACGATCTACGATCATCCTGCAATCTGTTTAACTCTTTATGAAATTTCTTTTCCCTCATGTGACCTTGCAAAGCCTGATCAAGGGTTACCTCTTCTTCTACACCATCAACCTTGATTTTGTAGAGAGAAGGAGCCTCTTCCTCGACTTCTTCCGCATCACCTTCGTCAAAAGTTGCATCTTCAGTTTCATCGCCTTCATAGGTTTCTACCTCTTGACTTTCATCAAGGGCTTCCTCTTGCTCTTCTACCTCTGACACTTGAGCCTCTTCTACAGGCTCGGTTTCACCATTTGTAGGAGTTACCTTATTTTCGGTTTCCAATGGTAATAACATTTCTTGTACTGCTGAATTAAAATCCAGTGATTTATTCTCTTCACTCATAATTACCCCTAATTATAGATTGTTTTTTTACCAATCAGTTCATCCAATTGGTTTTGTGCTAATCTTCCATTACCACTCATATTGCTCATTGCATCCCTGAGTGCCTGTAAAGATTGGTATAGATAGTAAATTCTTTCTCTTTCTTCACTATCCTTCATTGCTGACATTTTCCATGCCGACAGAAATTGCTCTTCTAAATTTTCAAACATCTCAACAAAGATTGGGTTTTTGATTATTACATCAACTTTACTACCCTTATCTATTTGATCCCTGAGTTTACCTTCCTTTGACATTAACTACTCCCAAATGGTGTATAACCAAGAAGTGTTGGTGGTTTTTTGTATATAGAAGGTCTTGTTGCAAACCTGCTCATAAAGTTCTGATTGGCCTGATTGTAATCAAACCCTTTTGGTAAATTGCTTGGTGCTGTGTTAAGCAATGAATAATTTCTGGTAAACGCAGGTGCATTCATATCTGGTGGATTTTTCGGTGTACCTACAGCATCGTCAGACTTTGTCTTTAATCTACAAGCCTGTAGATCACTATCAAATACATACCCATCTGGACATTGCTCTTTACCTGTAATTGGGTTTGTAGATGTTGGCACTGTCATGTTGTTATTATCGTCACCCATATCCCTATCTAAATTATATGGATTTTGATCTAGACCAGTATAAGTTCTGACATCTGGTAAAAAGTTTAAGCCAAACAATGGAGCATCATTAAACGCACCAGTAACATTACCTAATTCATCTCTTGTAACTTGTGTATATAATCCTTGTGCATCTCTATCTTCTAAAATTTTATTAACACGATTTTGCATACCAAATATGTCATATGGCACTTCATTCATTAATTCTAGGTTTGGTACCTGAGTTGGTGAATAAGTTGTTGTCTGGCCAGTTATAGGATCTATTTCTCTTAAACTACCGCCTGCCATATCTCCAAGTATAGACTGATCACCTGCGGTTGCCTGTGTAGACATTCCACCACCCTGACCGCCAAAGGCACTTAAACCACCGCCACTTCCAACATCATTGATACTTTGACCTGATGCTACTGCATTTGCCAAAGCTGTTTGTTGTGCAACATAATTATCTCTTGCATCATCACTTGCATAACCGCCTTGATTTGGACTGCTACTATAATCTTGAGTTACCTCAGATCTTTGTGAGACTTCCATTGCCTCATCGCCACCAGAATTATCGTTGTCTGAACTACTTTCGCCCATGACTTCTCCTATGCTACTTTCTTGCCTGACATGGCCGATCCAACTCTTTTCTTTGCGGATCTATACCAATGCCCTTTTACGTTTTCACCAAAATTTTCTTTAACAAATTTCCTCATATTGCGGACTATCTGTCTTGTGTTTCCAAATGGAGCCACAAACTCTGCCAGATATAAATTCTTACCTGACTGCCAATCGTTAGCCTGCAATCTATACTCTTCATTAAGAAGTTTTTCTAAGATTTCATCACTAACCCATGCCCATAAACAAAAGCCAAAAGGGTCACTATTATTGTACCAGATCCTATATTGACCATGATACGTTGGAGGAACAAAGACCCTCTTGACCTGATGCATTTTCCAATGATGATGAAACTCTGACATTGTCAGAAGATATAAAATATCACCAAAATAATTTCTATTGCCTTGGAAGGTTTGTTGAGATGTTGCTGTCTGTAACTGCTTTCGCAACCCTAAGTTCTGCCTCAAGAGCCAACTCCTGTTTTCTAATTTCTAAATCAGCCATAGCTTTTTCTTTTCTTAACTGAATTTCTGCATTTGCCTTCATACGATCTAACTCGATTTTTGCCTCGATTTTGATTTTTTCGGCTTCGATTTCAGCTTGTACTTTTCTAATTTCTGGATCTTCTTGGTTAGGTTGTTGTCTTTGCTGTTGTTCTTGAATTTTTTGCTGTACCACTTGTGGAGGGTTGAAAAACTGGTCTGCATCTTTGAAACCAAGTACATCCACCATTTGCCTAAGAGTGTTGGCATACTTACCCAAGTCCACCAGTGGGTTATCAACTCCCAAAGTCTGCATAATAACTTCTTGCTTGCTTGCAATCCCTTGGAGAATAGCGACTTTTTGTTCTTCATTGGCTGTTCCTAATCCTACATTAACAACTATGTCGTAGCCTGATGACCCCTCCTGAGGATCTATCGGTACAAACTTATTTCTAAGCCTGACAATTCTTGGCTGTTGCTGATAGTTTGTGATTATGTGCAATATGCCTTTAAATAAATCTTTCATGCCTGTTTCGGCAATTGTTCTGGCATAAGATTCAACTTTGGCCTGTGATCCCTTTACAGTAGCTTGTACCGCACTGGCTGTGGTTGATTGTAATACTGATGGATCTAGGCCTTGCGTTTGCCTGCTAACACCAGTTCTATCGGCCTTAACCTCATCAAGATATTGCATAAGAGGCTGTATTTCTCTTCCTACACCTTGTGCCTGCAAAGGTTGTATGGCACCTGCATTTCTGACCCTTATAATTCCGCCTGCTGTACCATCCAAAACATCATCTAAATTGGCTTGTCCTTCTTGAACAATTAACCTTGGTAATACTGAGTGATAGGTACTATCTAGGTACTGCCTCATTAGGGTTGTCTTAATAGTTTGTAAATCTTCAGTAGCATCAAATATAGATCTGCCAACTAATCTATGTGGCATTAATATTGGAGATACACAGGCAAAGGGAATATAGTCACATATTTCATTTTCGAGAATTTCTTCAGCATTATCACCTATGGCCAATATCTGCCTTAGTTCTGCAATACCATCTCCATCCTGATCAACCTTCATAGTTATCTGATTTACAATAACTAATTTCTGGCTGTCATCTTCTGGCTCTAAATATGTACCACCTTCCAGATCTTCAAATCGTCTTTGCTTTTCTTCTCTTTCCTGACCGCCATATACATCACCTGCATACTGCTCAATCAATTCTTCATCGTATCCCATAGATACCAAGTCAGACACACTCATTTGCGTTCTGTGACAAATGAAATGACAATCATCTAAACTCTTGGCATTTTTATTAAAAATAAATTCTTCTGGTGGTACATTTTCAATTTTTACTCGGCCAGATTTTTTTCTAATCCTAACCTTCATATTGTAACTTCTGGTTACTTCTGTTTCTACACCATCATCATTAATTAATGTTTCTGTATTTTCAGTTTGCGATACAACGTCAATATCTGGATTTGTAAGCAGGGCAACCAGTTCTTCTTCCAGAATGCCATCATACTCGGCTTCTTCAACCACATAACTTTCATCCCAACCAAACTTCACAACACCAAGTTTAAATAAAAGGCTATCCTTAATGAAGGTGTGTATAATTCTATAACCATCATTGTCATTGTTAATTATATAATTAACGTAGTCACTTAGCTGATCTGCTTTTTCTTGATCCTCTGCGGTTCTAGGGGCATATCTGACATACTTATCTGACGATGTAAATATACGCATCAATGAAGGCATTAATGTCTCAACTACATCTGCAAAATCATGGCTAACTACACTACTAAAACCTTCTCGTTCATTACCCAATGGCTCACCAAGGTAATAATCAATAGCCTTCATTCTGTCTGATGAATACTCGGTTTCAAAGTAGTTTTGTGCCTGTTGAATTTCAGACCTAATAATAGATCTTAATTCATCCTGTTCCATTTTTGGCATTACTTACCCTTTTTCAAAATTGTCTTGACCTTACCCTTGGGATTGGCTCTTTTTCTGGTAACAGCCGATTTAATCTGTGACTTTGACATTGTTTTGGCTTTGGCAGTCGGCACACATTTTGGATAACCTCTTTTACTATCCTTGGCTTTTTTCCTGCCACACTTCTCAAAACCACCACCCTTTTTAGGGGCTGAGATATCGACCCATTTTTCTTTCTTAAACCACTTGGTTAAACCACTTTTTGGCTTTGCCATTATGCAGTACCAGTTCTATATTTACCGCCCTTTTTCTTATACATACGAACTATGTACCCACTACTGTAAGCACTTGGAAAAACATCGAACTTTCTCTTAGCCTCTGCCTTTACCTGTGCGTATAATTTTGGGTTTGTCGGTATTGCTTTTGTTTTTTTTGCTGACGATTTTTTCTTTTTTACTGCCATGTATCTTCTCTATAATAAAATTTTTTTCTTTTTCCAGATCAGACCTGACTTCACATTCAGATGACTTCCTGCACATTTTCGGTGTTACACAGCCATCACACAATTTCATTTCTAAAATTGGCACTTCTTTGACAGGCCTACGATAGGTCTTAATTACAAACATTATTTTTTCTTTTTCTTTTCTTCTGGTGTTTCCCAGAAATACTCGTCAGTGTCACCAAGCCTGCCCCAGTCATTTCCATTTTCAACCTGATAATATTCTGTAGATACTTTAAAATCTGGTTGTTTGGGTTCCTGCGGTGTTAGTGAATTATCGTACAATCTCATTCTATTATTCGGATACAGGCCAAATTGACCATTTTCTAATTCAATCAGATTATGACTTTTATGCTCGGATGGCTGTTCACTTGTAGACCAGTCAACCTCATCTGAATTGATATGATAATTATCCAGAGTGGCTACATAGTAACCCCTCATTAATCCATTGTTTCTGGTGTATACCTCAACATCCATAGACCC